ATGATTCCTCCTGTTATACGGCTCGCGCCATCGCCTGCGCCGCGCGATGTAGGCGAGCGTTGAACCACCGCCGGATCACGTAGCTGCGCACCAGGCTTATCAGCGTGAACCATGCCCCGATCCACAGGTTTGTGGTAAGCGGTACATGGATGCCGAACAGCGGGAAGATCGCAATCTGTGAGAGCAGGGCAACGCCGTAGCCAATGGCAATGTTCATCAGTGACTCAATCAGAGAGCCAAGTCTTGTCTGTTCCATTCGTTCCTCCGTTCGAGTCGCCGTATAACCCGGCGCTTCAGCCGACATCGGCGCTGACGCGCCTCCTCGGCTGAGCTTGTGCGTTAGTTTAGAGACGGGCGTGGCGCTGGCCCCGCCCGATCTCCATCAGCCCTTGATTGCAGCGGTTGATTCGACCTTCACGCCTGCGGCCTTCAGATCCTTGATCTGCGCTGCAGTCAGCTCCAGCTCATGGTGGCCTTTGCCAAGGTGGCCGATATCGCCGCCGAGACTGAGGCCATTGACCTGTGGAATAGTGATCTTCGATTTAGCCATGATTCATCCTCCCTTATGCGCCGGTCAGGTAATCGACAAGTTCAAGCCTGGCGGTACCTTTCCATGTGTTGGTTGCACCAGCGGTGTCGCGGTCATTGGTCAGCAGCACGTTGGCCGCCTCAAAGTTGCCTTCACCGACCACCAGCTTCAGCCCCTTCACGCCCAGCGGTGTGCCATCGATGCGCTTGAGGCCGGACATGGCCAGGCGGGCTGCCTTGTATGCGGCTGCATCAAGGGTGGCACGAGAGCCGTAGATCAGCTGCGGCAGGCCATAGCCGACTGCACCGCGCGCCTCGACGCCGAACAGGAACTTCTTCTGCATGAAGACATTCGGATGCGATGCATCGCTCATGCTCACGAAGGTGTAGGGCTTACGCTCCTGCAGGATCATCGGCTGCACGGGACGTGAATCGTCTACCAGAAACCACGGCTCACCGGCGCCGAGTGTGACAGGACGGTTGGCATAGGAGCCATCGGCATCATCAACACCGTTTACAGGGTGCGCCGTATTGAAGAAGGTCACGCCATCGAAGCCCTTGCCAGTCGTGAAGCCGGCAATCAGGGCAGGCCAGACCAGCTCGTCGGGATGACGGGCGCTGGCATCGCCAAGGTTGGACATCAGCGGGTTGTAGATGCCCAGCTGATCATCCTCGAAGTCGTTCCGATCAACGCCGACAGTCAGTTCGAAGTCTTCATTGGGCAGGAAATAGCCATGAGCCACCAGATTGTGAACGACCTTATCGCCCAGCCATTTGCGGATGCCGGGCAGTTCACCGAGCCACTTGTAGTCATTGGCCGAGGTGTTGCTCGGAACCTTCATGGCAACGGAGGTCCAGAACTGTTTCACTGCACTGAATGCATTCTGGAACAGCGTCTTAAAGCTGGTCTGCGCCGCCTGCAGCGTTTGCGCGTTGACCATGATGCCGCCGATACCGATCAGGCCGGCAGTGCCGATATCGAAGCCGATCGCTTCGCCGGCATAGGCGGGATCACCACCCAGCGTGGATGCCAGGGCACACACCAGAAAGGCGAACGACCAGGCGCTGATAGTTTTGATAGTTGATTTCATCGGTTCATATCCTCCGTTACTTGATTTCGACCCAGACACCGGATGCATCGATTTCGATGATCTTGCCTGCGACGATGGAATTGGTTGATGTCTTGGCGACGGTGCCGTCATCCTCGACCAGGGCATTGGTGAGCTCATCACCGGCAGCCAGTGCAGCGGTACCGCTGTTCTTAAAGCGGAATGTGCCACGTTTGACGGTGACCTTCAGGTCGCCGGCAGCGCCAGCAGCGTTATTCACCTGCGACTCGGCTCGGCCAAGCACCTTCAGGGCTGCTGTATCGGCAGCAGGAACGGCATTTCCGGCGGCATTAAGGGCTACCATCGATCCGGCATAGATAATGGTGGCAGCAGCCACCGGGGCGCTGACCAGAGCGCCATCGCGCTCGGGTGTGTTTGCATCTTTGGTTAAAGCCATCGGTTATACCTCCTGGGCCTGTTTTGTTTTGAGAAACTCATCCTGGGAAATACCCAGCTGTGAGCAGATCGCCAGCTCCTCTTCGGAGAGCGCCTGTGCGCCGGCTGTGGCCGGGGCCGGATCTTCGCCGAGCGGCACCACCTTCTGAGCATTGGCGCAGAAGTCGGCGAAACCCTGCGGGTCACGGCGGCAGTAGCCCTCGGCCCATGCCTTCGACTTCGGCGCAATCAGGCCAGCATCCAGGGCGGAGTTCACAGCCAGTTCAACACGATTGCTTTCTCGCTCGGTAGTGATGGTTTTCAGTTCGATGCGGAGGCGGTCGAACTCACCGCGCGGCACATAGCCGGTCAGATCCTGCTGGCTATTGGCCGCCAGCGTAGCGACATGCGATTCGAGATGTGACAGCAGATCGATCAGGTTGTTGTCATTGTTGGCCTGAGCATTGGCCTCTTCCGAGCCTTCCGAGCTGATTGCGGCACTCAGACGGGCAACCGCCTTCTCCAGCTCAGCCAGGATCTCTTCAGGGGTCGCAAGCTCGGGCAGGTTCAGCAGATATTTAATCCGCTCGAGTAGTTCATCCATCGATTTATCCTCCAGTTGTGCGTTTGCCACCGGCGTGAGATCGCCGAGGTTCGGGTAGTGGGTCAGTGCGAAACCCTTGAGCGCCAGCGTCTCTCCGCTCACTTTGTGTGCGGTAAAAACGGGCGACGTGTATTTGAATTCATGGTTGCGAATAGCGGCGGCTGCATTGGGCGTCCATTCGACCGCCCCCCAGATGCCATCGGCTTCATCTGTCAGGGTTGCGGGATCAACCCAGCCGGATGCCGGGGCAACCGCTCCGGTCTTCTGCGCATCGAGTGATGCGTGATGATAGTCGCCGGGGAGGTGCACCTTCATGCCGGCAGCATTGGCGATGATATTCGCGCCGTTGTATTTCCATTTGCGCCCATCGAAGCCGACCACCATACCGTCGGCATTGACCGGGATCAGATGGATGCGCTGGGAATTATCCTCGGCCAGAGTGGCCGGATCGATCGAGCAGATAACGAGCCCGACATCGATCTGCCGGGCCTGCTGCCGCTGTGGTTGATTGGTGCGCTTCGCCATAGATGCGAAGAATGAAGGGGAGAAAAAACAAAACCGCCGGAAGTGCTTCCGGCGGCTGCCCTGTTGAGTAATGCAGCCATCATGGAGTCAATTTCAGGCACTGGCAAGCAGGCCACACATCATCACCGCTGCCGCAACATCAGCCAAGCAGGTGTTCAATCAGAATATCCCTGACGGCCACCTCATTCTCTGAAGAGAGGCCGATAAACGGCCGGGGCGGAATATCGCCCCAGGGCGACTTGCCGCCTGTAAAGGATCGTTGATCTGCACCGAACTGCTGCACAGCGGCATACTCCATCGTCGATCCGAACTCCAGGCCATCACCCAGCAGGGCATAGGCCAGCTCATTGGAGAGGCGTTTGGTTTCTCCGATCAGTGGCTTGTCGCCTTTCTTTCGCGAGAGCGTCAGCTCGCTATTTTCAGCCCACGCCTCTCCATCAGGCCCAACGCCATCGACAAATCGCTGCCTGGTGGATGAAATCAGATATTCACCGATATCGCGGAAGACCGGCTCCATATCCGTGCCTGCCTCAATCAGCTTTCGAAATGTAGCCTGCAGCTCGCTGTCATTGATTTTAATCTTCATAGTGGTCTATACTTCCTAATCAGTGAACTGATCATGCCACCGTCTGGCTCATACCCAGAAGCGACTTGGACGTAGGGTGGCGGGATCGGTTCATTTTTTTCCCGCATAGAAAGTCTGCAGCACCAGCATTTTTCTCCCCGATCTGATTTCGAACACAGCTGTAAATAATTCATCACCGATGGCTTTCGTAAACCTGATCGCATCCCGACCTATATCCGTTGTTCCCCCATAAGTGACAGTGTCCGGGTTATTCAGAATTTTCGGAAGCATGGCATAATCATCTGCGACGATCGCACGTTGCCCGCGCTTCGCTTCCGTGCCGGCATCGCCATGATGATCCCGCACATGACCGACCGCACTACGGTCTACTGCATAATCATACAAGGACACATCCAGCCCATCTTTAAGCGTTGCGACCTTCGCCACATCAGCTGACGTGAGCAGGCCGATAGTTCTATATGGCGCAACTGATCGTCCTTCAAGAGATGCGGCTGCATAACGCCTCACATCATCGGCCACTGATGGTAGCTCGCGATACGCCCGGACAAGATCATCACGCACGGTGGATGGCACGCCCTGCATGTAGGCTTTGGCCAGGGTGTATTCCCATTGTTGTGTCTTCCTCGCCATTGCCTGCACGGTATCCGATACAGAATCACCGGGCATGTAGTCCCAGCCCTTATCGATACCGACAGGGCCACCTGTTTTAGGGTCTGACTCGCTCCATGACGACTCCGGCTTCTTGTCCGGATCTCCACCAAGGCGTTTCGCGCCGGCTGCCGAGCGGGCGCCAAGCACATAGCAGCGGCAAACCCAGCCGTTGGGCGGATAGTGGGTTTTCCACCAGAGCGCATCGGAGGGGAGCGTTAAACCATCCCAGGCTACATGCAGCGGGCGCGGATGGTTGACCGAATCGTTGTGGCG